AAGGGTATTGTATTGGGTATATTGCCTGATGAAAGTCGTAATGCTAGTATGGCAGGTCCACAGGCCGGATTTAGTAACAATGGCACATTTACTATTGTTGAAGAAGTAGATAGAACCAGAACAAGTGAAAACGACAGACCACCCCCACATCCTCAGGCTACTTTTTTACGAGAACAAGGTTTAGAGCAAGACAGAATACGTGGTTTAAACTTTAGCAACCCACGCAGAGAAAATCAAAGCCGTGTATTTGGAATGAGTACACCTGGTGGACATTCTGTTGTAATGGATGATGGCAACGCTGAAGATCAAAGTTTTGACTTGGTTAGGATTAGAACTGCTGCGGCTGGACAAATATTAATGGATGACACCAATGGACTAATTTATATTATTAGCCAGAGTGGTAATACCTGGATTGAAATGAATCGTGCTGGTGATTTAGATGTGTACAGTAGTAAAAGTATAAACTATGCAACTGAAGGAAACTTTAACGTACAGGCTGGTGGTGAGATCAACATGGAATCCAAACTGGGATTTAATATGAAAAGTCTAGGTGCCGCTGGTATTAAAATGCATGCTAGTACAGGTAGTATAGATATTAAATCACACAGTAACTTGCAAATTGAAAGTGAAAGTAACGGTAACCTACGTATTGCTGGTAACTGGAGAGAAACAGCCGGACGTATTGATATGAATGGACCGCCGGCACTTGCGGCAAGTACACCAACAGTTGTACAACATACAGGTAACGAAGAAATTACAGAAAGTATCAGTAAGCGTGTACCAGAACATGAGCCCTGGAGTGGACACTTGGATGTCCAAGTTGTTAATCAAAGTAGTGTAGCAGGTGTTACTGATCCAGGAAGCAGTCAGAGTTATTATGAAGGTGCTCCACAAAATCCAACTGCTGGTGAAAATGTAGGTGCATATGATTTAGGTGATTTTGAAGAACAATCAGAATCTGATCCCACTGGACTTATTGAATGGAGAAGCGGTGTTGACCGTCGAGTTAATCCAGTATTAATAGAAAAAGTACGCAACGTTGCTCGTAAATTTGGTCAGACACTTACTATTACCAGTGGATATCGTAGTCCTGCTCACAACGCAAGAGTTAGGGGAGCAAGGGCTAGTCAACACCTGCAAGCAAATGCCGTAGATATTAGTGGAAGAAATTTTAGTAATGAGCAAAGATTAGAATTAGTTGCGTTAGCAAGTGCTGAAGGTATCACTGGTATTGGCGTTTATAATGACAAGAGCTTACATTTTGATGTACGACCATCACCTGCAGCATGGGGCAGTGGATTTACATACGCTGGTATTCCATCATATGCAAAAGGCACATTAGACAGACATTTGGCAGGTGGCTATGCTTAAATATGTATCTGATCCCAAGCTAAGAATTAACTGGAGCGATTTTGTTATAAAAGACGATTTTGCGGCCAAGTTTCGTATTGATGTTTATCAGAGTATTGTTAGTGAAAATATGCTAACTCTTATGCTTGGTGAAACATATTATAGTATGTTTAACAATAATGGTCATATCGGTTATGGTGTTGGTGATCTTAAAAAAGAATTTGGATACACTGAACAAGAAGCATTCAGTGAATGGATTAAACAAGTAAAAAAGAAAGAGCGTGTTTTTAGAGATACTATACCGCTTATTAGTATGAGTCAATCACAATATGATGCTCTTTTTAGTCTATACTATCATACTGGAACCTGGAGAACTGTTCAAGGTATAGAAGGTTTATATGATTTAGAATATGCAGTTACTAGTGAAAATTGGTTGTTGGTAAGTGACATGATAAATGCTGGAATTATTGAACCAGACACTCGACGTAAAGAAGCTCGTGTGTTACAATTAGCAGATTATAGCACAGAACGTACCAGAGCGTTTCAAAGAAACAAAGGTATTCAGTTAGCAAGGCGTGTATACAAGGCTGGTGATATCAGTGACCAGGCAATTGTCAGACAGATTGAATTTGGTTACTATCGTCAGACAACAGCATTCCTACCACGCATGACTGAATTGAGAAAAAGAGAGCTTTTACTTAAAGTTGGTCAACTGTAACTATAAATATCTGTGTAGCTACAAAGGGAACACCAGCGTATGTCAACTTTATATTTGAACGCTGACTTCCAGCCAATGGAGTTAAGTCCACTAAGTGTACTAAGTTGGCGGGATAGTATCAGCGCATACTTTAAAGATACTGTGTATATCTATAAAACACACAAAAATTGGATGATAAGAAGTCCCAACCTACAACTAGAAGTCCCAAGTATTATTGTTGCAAAACAATATCATAAACGTAAAGACAAAGCAAAACTCAGCCGTAAAAATTTATTCATTAGAGATGGTTATCATTGTCAGTATTGCAATGTTAAATTTTATCATCATGAATTAACATTTGATCATGTTGTGCCACGTAGTTATGGCGGGAAAAGCACCTGGAATAATATGGTTGCCGCATGCAAACACTGCAACTGGAAAAAAAGCAATAGACGAGACGTTTTTCCAATCAGAAAGCCATATACACCTACTTGGAGAGAGATTTATAACCAGAGTAAGTGTTACAGAATAACGATTCCTGACCCAGCATGGCAGGAATTCTTAGATTGGCCGGAAGATTTACTGGATATTAAAACGCCAGTTTATTAAACTAATAAATAGTTGTATGGCAACATTTATTGGTTATAGTACAGTTGATAGAAGATTTGGTAACTTTACACTTAAAGATGTAGAGTTAGCCAAACGTGATCTATTAAATCATTTTTATACACGAAAAGGTGAACGTCTTGGTGAGCCAGAATTTGGCAGTATCATCCAGGACTTGGTCTTTGAGCCATTGGATGATCGCACAGTTAATGCAGTAGAAGATGATGTTAGGGATGTTGTGGCAAACGATCCTAGATGGATTTTAAATACCCTAAACATTAATACTGGACAGCATACTATTGAATGTATTTTAAGTTTAACATACAGACCAGATAGTACAGCTGAAGAACTTTACCTAAAATTCACAGCGGAAGAAGAAGAGGAAGAAGATGGCACAGAGCGTTAGACAACGAAATCTGTTTGCGGCTGAAGACTTTACTGTTGTTTACGACAGTTTCAAGCAAGCAAACTTTAAAGCCTATGACTATGATAGTATTCGTAGTGCAATGGTGGATTACATCAGAGATAATTATCCAGAAAACTTTAATGACTGGATCAGTTCAAGTGAATTTGTTGCACTTATTGAACTCATTGCATTTATGGGCCACAACATTGCATTCCGCACAGATTTAGCAAGCCGTGAAAACTTCTTAAGTACAGCAGAACGCCGTGCCAGCGTGTTGCGTATTGCAGACTTTCTAGGTTATAAACCAACACGTGCATTACCTGCACGTGGATTATTAAAAATTAGCACAATAAAAACCACTCAAAATGTTTATGACATCAATGGTGAAAGTTTAAAAAATCAAGAAATTGATTTTAACAGTGACCAAGATCCAAACAGCTATCAAAACTTTTTGTTAGTGTTAAACGAGATTTTTCAATCTACCAACAAGTTTGGTAGACCAAAATCCAGTGCAGATATCTCTGGAGTAAAGACTGAAGTATATGGTACAAATATTGCTGATAAATCAATTACGTTTCCATTTAGAGGAACAGTTAACGGACAATCGCAAGATTTTGAAGTTGTAAACAACTACATTAATCAAGATAATGTCTTGGAAGAGCAGTCACCAAATCCAGGTAGTAGTTTTAATATTATATACAGAAACGACAATCAGGGTATTGGCAGTAACAATACTGGTTTCTTTGTAGGATTTAAACAAGGTGAACTAAAGTCTACAGACTATACAGCAGATAGTGCTATTAGTAATTTGAGTTTATCTATATCAAGTACAAATATTAATGAACTTGATGTATGGGTACAAAATATTAATGAAAATGGTTCAGTAATACAAAACTGGACTAAAGTAGATACTACGTTTGGTGTTAATGCTATTTTTAACAGTATACAAAACCGTAACCGTACACTCTATAGTCTGCGTACATTGGATAATGACAATGTAAGTATTGAATTTGGCGACGGTGTATTTACAGACATTCCACGTGGGTTGTTACGTATCTGGTATCGTGAAAGTTTAAACCAGAGCTATACTCTTAATACAGATGATATTGGTACTATACAGTTTAACTTTAAGTATAGTGCGAAAGACGGCAACGAATACCAGGCTGTCTTTAGTGCGCAACTTATGGAGCCTGTTGCTAATGCAAGCAGTAGAGAAAGCGTATTAAGTGTAAAAACAAATGCTGGCCGTGTATTTGCGGCGCAAGACCGTATGGTAACTGCTGAAGACTA